ACTTAATAATGAAGAACAAACAAACATTATTAAAGAAATGGTAAACAGTAATGAGTATATGTTTTTTAGAACAGGAGATAAGAAATTATAATGGCTTTAAATAATTATGCAAACTTAAAAACTGCTATAGCAAACTTCTTAGCAAGGGATGATCTTACTTCTGAAATAGATGACTTTATAGATTTAACAGAAGCAGACTTCAATCGTAGATTAAGAATTAGACCTATGGAAACAGTAGATGCTTCTTTTACTATTGATTCAGCTACAGAATCATTGCCTACTGGTTTTCTTAAAGTAAGAAGTTTTATTTTAACCAGTTCTGATCCTGATAGATCGTTAGTATTGATGACACCGTTCCATCAATCAGAAACTGTAGGTTCAGACACCTCTGGACAACCAAGAGGTTATTCTATTGAGGGAACAAGCTTTAGATTTAGTCCAGTTCCTGATGGAACTTACACAGCACGATTAACTTATTACAAAGCATTTGATGCAATAGATTCAACTACAACAACCAATCATATTATAACCAACTATCCTGATATTTATTTATTTGGTGCTTTATATTTTGGATCTACATTTCTAAGAGGAATGGATCCACAAACAGTTGCACAATTTAAAAGTCAGTATGAGGCTGCATTACAACAAGCAGAAATTGCTGATGATAAAGACAAATACAACGGTTCACCGCTTGTTCAAAGATCGGGAATTAATATTAACAATTTTGACAACGTAAACTAATGCAAGTACCTTTTGGAGAATGGCTACCAGACCTACCAGATCATGTAAATCCTGGCACAACAGAAGCTAAAAATGTATTTCCTGCTGCTAACAGTTATAGACCTTTTCAAGATATAACTGCTACATCAAGTAATGCTTTAACAGCGAAATGTCAAGGAGCAAAGGCTTTTAAATCTGATAGTGGTGTAGTTAGTATATTTGCTGGTGATGCAACCAAGCTCTATAAACTAACAACCAATGCTTTCGTTGATGAAAGCGGTGGCACAACATTTAGTTTCTCAGAAGATTTCCATTGGGATTTCATAAGATTTGGTGAAGTGGTAATTGCTTTTAATGGCGATGATGCTGCACAAGCATGGACATTAGATTCATCATCTGACTTTGCTGCACTAGGTGGTTCACCACCAGTATTCAGACACGCTGCTGTTGTAGGTAATTTTGTAGTAACAGGCTATCAACCTACTGCACAAAACAAAGTACAATGGTCTGCTGTTAATAGTGCGACAAGTTGGACAGCAGGTACTAACCAATCTGATTCAGAAACTTTACCTGAAGGTGGAGTTATCACAGGAGTTACTGGTGGACAGTATGGATTGATATTCCAAGAGAGTAGAATTACTCGTATGGATTATCGTGGTGGTAATGTTATATTTTCATTTAGACGTATTGAAGATAACAGAGGAGCCGTACAGGGTAAGAATGTAATACAAGTTGGTAATCTTGTTTACTTTTTATCTGAAGATGGTTTTTATGTTACTGATGGTTCTAGTGCAAAACCTATTGGTGCAAACAAAGTAGACCGTTTCTTTTACAATGATTTAAAATCAGCATTAAGGTCAAGAGTTAGAGCATCTTACGACCATGAAAACAAATTAGTGATGTGGTCTTACCCCTCTGCTACAGGAACAAACTCAGGCACACAAAATGATAAGATATTAATTTATCATATTGCTAGTCAGCGTTGGTCATTGGTTGAAATAGACCATGAAATTATTATAGATTACCTATCACCTGGTTACACTTTAGAAGAATTAGATGACTACCCATCATCAGGCACAGATGATATAGATGCTATTACTGTTTCCCTTGATAGCCCAATATTTATGGGTGGACTTAGAACTGTTGGTGTATTTGACACTGACCATACATTAGGATCATTTGGTGGTGATACTTTAAAAGCAGAAATTGGAACTGCTGAAACAGAAATATTTCCACAAAGTAGATCTTTGGTTACTCACGTTAGACCTATTGTTGATACATCATCTGCTACAGGTTCGCTAAGTTTTAGAAACAGAGTTGCTGATACTGCATCAACAACTGCTGAGAGTGCAATGCACACCACAGGAACCATACCATTCCACAAAAGTGCAAGATATTTTAAATTCAATTTACAAGTTCCTGCATCTACCACATGGACAGATGCACAAGGAATAGACATAGAAGCAATTAAAGAAGGATATAGATAATGGCTGTTTACGATCAAAATAACTTACCAGGAACAATAATGACAGGTAGTGGTATGTATTATCCTCAAGCAAATGTGGGTGACACAATACCAAATTTTAATCAACCTTTGAATGAGTTTGCAGTAAACGACTCTACATTTTTAGATGAATTACAAGCACAAACTGGTTTACTGGGTAGTCAGATCCGTCAAGCCAATCCTCACGCTACATATACACCTACATCAGAAAGAACTATTCAAGGTTTTTCTGGTTCAGTAGCACAAAACTATTTTGATCCAGCAACTAACCAATTTATGATGCCAGGTTTAGGTCAAAGTTTACACGGTGGTACTCAATATACAGGCACTGGAACTTATACTCCTGGTGCTTTTGGTGAATATTATGGTAATCAATTACCTACAGGTGGATTAATTACTAATCCTATAACTGGCACTCCAGTAGGAGGTGGCGGTGGTCGTGATAGCGGAATAGGTGATTCTCCGTATGGTTATGAAAAATTTGGAAACACTTGGTATAAAATTAATCGTATAACTGGTGAGGTTACACAAGAAGATCCCCAAGTCGCTGGATTAATAGGCATGGCAATAGCTGCAATGCCAGATCAAAATATTGCAAATACATTAGACCGTATCGGAAGGCAATACGGATCAGAAGTTAGAGATAAAGTTACAAGAGGATTAATAGCTCATCCTGATTTTCAACCAAATCCTCATACTGATGTTTCATTTAGCAGTCAACCATCAGCTTTAGGATATAGTCTACACAGTGGTCAACAATATAGTGGACAAGATGCTACTACTGGTGGACAAGATGCTACTACCGGTGGTTTTGATCCGAGTACAGATGTTGGTTATGATTCAGATGGAGATGGTATAGCTGATCGAGCTGTAACATACAGAGACCGAGAAACTGGAGAAATGAAAAATGTAACTTGGGGAGAGCAAGACGAAGCTGTTGGCGAACAAGATGCAGATGCAGATCCAGATGGTAATGGTAATGGTGGAGGCCAAAATGGTGGACCAGGACCAGGTGGACCAGTAGGTGGTCCAGGACACGCTGGAGGACATCACTTCTAATGGCTAGTAAACAAAATTTAGAATATGTTTATAACTATCCTGCCTATACATGGGAAGGTATATTATTATCAACTTATGAATACCAACTTGTATCGGAAGATATTACAAATCAATTAGTGCGTTATCACAACACAGAAAATCAGGAGGTAGCAGCATGGTTTCTAGCTTAGAATGTAAACACTGTGAACATAATTGTCACTGCGGAAATAGCGGTCAATGTGTTATTGAAGATTGCGACTGCATAAATTGCGAACACAATGCACTAGATGAATTTTGGAAAAATACGGTAGAAGATGGCACACACATACAAAAACAGTAAAGTAGATTTAACATCAACTAATGATACTGTTTTATATACAGCACCTGCAGTTACAACAAGTATTGTAAAATCTATATTAGTATCTAATGATGATGCAAGTAATGCTTGTGAGATAACAGTTACTTTACTTAATACAGGTAATACAGTATTTAGTTTATTCAAGCAAAAAGATATAAGTGCTAAAACAACTACAGAATTATTAAGTAATCCATTAGTAATGAACACAGATGAAGAATTAAAAGTACAAGCAGAAAATGCTAATGATCTTCATGTTGTAGTTAGCTATTTAGAAATTACATGATTGGTGTAGTACAGATACCAAAAGAAAATATTGAAACAGTTTGGAACTTAGTAGACGATTCCATTACTAAAGCTCTTGAGTTTTCAGGGCAACACTTTAATACATCTGATATTAATGATGCGTGCTTGAGTGGCGATAACCAGTTATGGTTAGTATGGGATGAAGATGCTGAAGATAAATTAAGAGGCGTTGTGGTAACTCGTATTATCATAAGACCTAATTCAAAGGTTGCAAATATATTTATCTGTACAGGAAAACAAAGAAAACTTTGGCAAGATAGATTGCACGATATTGAAAAATGGGCTAAAGATAACAAGTGTACGCACTGTGAAACTTATGCCAGACCAGGATGGTCGAAATTATTAAAACAAAAGGGGTATAAAATGACCCATTATTTACTAGAAAAGAAATTGGAGGAATAAGTATGTCAAGTGGCGGAGGAGATCAAACTACCACCCAAAGAACTGAGCCATACGCACCAGCAGAGCCTTTTTTAAAGGACATACTGGGCGAAGCTCAAAACATTTATAGAAGTGGTATAGGTAGACAATTTTATCCAGGCAGTACCGTAGTACCGTTTGCAACACAAACTCAATCTGCATTAGATTTAGGACAAGCGGCAGCACTAGAACAAGCTGGACCATCGCAATTAATGAATCAAGCAGCATCTACGATTGGCGGTTTCGCTGGTGGTGCTGGACAGAATCAATACTTACAAGGCATACGAGAAGGCATTACATCTGATGTTATGGGTAATGTTGCTACACAATTTGGTGGTATGGGAAGAACTGGAACAAGCCCTCAAGCACAACAAGCTGCTGCTAGGGGAATAACTCAAGCCTACGCACCGATTGCTTCACAATTAAGCCAACAAGAAAGAACAAGGCAATTAGCTGCTGCTGGACAACTTCCATCACTACAACAACAAATGGATGCAAGACGTTTTGGAGGTATTGGACAGTTAAGCGGTGTTGGTGGTGCTTATGAAAACTTAGCACAAAGACAATTACAAGATCAAATCGCAAGATTCCAATTTGGACAACAAGCTCCAGGACAAGCACTATCTCAGTATGCTGGATTAGTTTCACCTATAGGTAGTGGATTTCCAACACAATACGCTACTGCACCAAGTAATCAACCTGGCACTTTAGCAAGTGCTTTTGGAGGTGGATTGATGGGTGCTGCTGCACCAGCTTCATTTTTGGGTGGATATGGACCTGCTATAGGTGCAGGTTTAGGTGCATTAGGATTTTTAACTTAGGAGATATATATGGCAAACGGAATAAAAGGTTTTTTATCAAATCCAATGGCATCTTATACTACTGCAAGACAACCAGGTGGATTTTTAGCCCCTGCAGAAAATTTTAAAGGATATTTTACAAATCCAATGGCACACGCAGGTTCTTTAATCTTGCAGGGTGTTCCTGTTGGACAAGCTTTGATGCAAGGACCCCTACAAGCATTTGATATACAAGAAACATTTGAAGATAGAGAATATAAAAAAGAGACACAAGAATTTGAAAAAGAAACAATGGAACTTACTAGAAAAGAAAGGGATGACATAAAGAACTTTAAAGAATTATTACAAGATCCCAATTTTGATCCACAAAGTCTTGAATTTGCTGATTTAGCTAAGGTAGATTTAGGGTCTGTTGTTTCTAGCTTTGGAGATGAATTGTTTGGAGATAATTTAATGGAGGCTTACAATATAAATACTGATTCATTGGTTTATGCAAGTCCATTGGATATTAAAAATAATTCTCATTTAATACCAAAAGATGCGTCACGATTTGGAACTTCAGATGCAAGTAGAAGAGATTTTCGTTATATCGTAACTGATCCCACTACAAATAAAAAATATAATGCTTTTGACACACAAGATGGTAAAGTTTTAGTACAATTAGATGATGGTAGTGAAATTTCATACTCTAATGAAATGTTTGGAGCTGGTACACAAGCCGTAATATCTACTGTTGGTAATTTAGCACGATCTCAATTAACACTTCCACAATTTTTAACTATTAAAACAGAGGTAGAAAAATCAGAAGTGCAACTTGAAAAATTAGCACAGTTTATTTCAAGAAATGAAAATTTACCACAAGGTGCAGAAAAAATTCTTAACCAATTACAATCTACTTTTAAAACTATTTTTACAGAAAATGGATTAACTACTGAAGAGTTTATGCAAAGATTACAAGCAGGAACTTTTCAAGGTTTAATTGGAGCCAACAGATTAGAAGTAGTTGGTGGTGGTGTAATGACAGAGCAAGATGCTATTAGAATTATGTTAGCATTAGGTGGTGATCCTGCTTCAGCTTTTACTAACAAAGAAGTTGCTACAGCATTAATTTCTAACATTTTAGCTGACAAGCATAGAATGTATGAACAAAATTTAGAAGTTTACAATAATGAAGTTTCTGGTTTTTCAGGTTATAAAGTTAAAAAAGGATTTAAACTAACAGATGCACAAAAGGAGTTTTTTGACGCAAACGCATTGTTGCGTTTAGACGTAGATTCAATTAGCACTATGACTAAAGACCAAATTTTAAGAGTAAATCCTGCAGATTTAACTCCACAACAAATAGAAGAATATAACAAAAAATGGATAGAATATTTTGAATAAAGGACAAATATGACTGAAATTACAGTAGATGAAATGCTAAAAAGGCGTGACCAAAAATTAGCAGAAACGCAATTAAATATAGAAGATGTTGGTAGGGTAGAAGGAACTACAAGAGCAGTAGGACAAGGATTAAGTTTTGGTTTTGGTGATGAAATAGAAGCATTGTTTATGTCAAAAATAAAAGGAACATCGTATAAACAAGAAGTAGAAAAAATTAGAAACGAAATTGATAGTTTTAGAAAAACTAACCCTTTATTAGCTTATGGCGGAGAAATTGCAGGTGGCATTGGTTCTGCTTTAGGTGGAGGATTAGCAGTAAGAGCTTTAACTACAGGTGCTAAAGCTGCTGGAGCAGTAAGTAGAGCAGCTCCTACTTTACTAAGTTCTACAGGTCGTTCTGCTGCAGTGGGTGCTGGTCAAGGTGCATTGTATGGTGCAGGAACAGGAGAAGGTGTAGAAGGAAGATTAACAGGTGCTGCTATAGGTGGTGCTGCAGGTGGTGTTTTATCTGGTGCTGCTACTATGATATTACCTAAAGCTACAGCTTCAGCTATGGAATTAATTAAAAAAGGCATACCAGTTACACCAGGTGCTGCAGTACGAGGAAAAGGAGGAAGCATTTTAGGTCAATTAATTGGTGGAATGGAAACTGCTTCTACCTCTATACCTGGAGGAGGTGCTTTTATAACTGAAGCAAAAACTAGAGCTTTGGCTGAATTTAACAAAAAAGCTATGTTAGAGGCTATAGAACCAATTACAAACTCTACAGCAAAAAAAGGAGTAACTAAAACAATTATAAATTTTTTTAGAAATAAAACTGACGCTGCTGGAAAAATAAAAAAAGAAATTAAAAGTCTTTATGGAAACGAAGCGTATGATGCAGTTGCTAATTTAGTAAGTAAAGAATATAGTAAAGTTTTATCAAAAATGAAATTGTCAAGTTCAGGTTTAGATACTTTAGAAACTAGAATATTTGATACAGTAAAAAACGCAGGTTTGACAGATGATGCTTATGACATAGTTGTAAAAAGAATTACAAAAAACATTACCAATCAAATTAAAACTGATAAAAATGGAATACGTTTTTTATCTGGCGATACTTTAAAAAAAATAGAAACTGATTTATTTTCAGATATGCAAAGATTTCATAGATCTTCTGGAGTTGAAAGTTATATTGGAGATGCTTTTTCAGATGTTAGAAACGTATTTAAAACAACAATAACAGAATATAATCCTAACAATGCTTTAGCAAAAGTAAATTTAGCTTTTGCACAACTAAGACCAATAGATTATGCTGTAAAATCAGCTTTTAAAAATGAAGGTATATTTTCTACTGCACAATTTTTACAAGGCATAAAAATGGTAGATCGTTCATTTAATAAATCAGCAACAGCAAGAGGTAAAAATTTAATGTTAAATCTTGCAAGAACAGGAGAAGATGTTTTAGGTAATTTTACACCTGATAGTGGAACTGCATCAAGATTACTTGGTTCAATGGGTGCTACTGGTGGATTAGATATAAAACAATTAATAAATCCAGCATTTTATGCTGGAGTTGGATATGCACCAGGAATAATGCAAGGAATTAGAGGTGCTTTAGGTTTGCCTGGTCGAATAACTAGAGGAACAACACCATTTGTCGCAGGACAAACACCAGGATTAATAACAAATAATAATAATTAAGGAATTTAACTAGGAGGAAAACAAAATGGCTGGAACAGGCGTAGGAAAATTTAGTTCAACTGCAGGTAGTAATACTGCCAATATGACGGTGAACTTTGCAGAAAATATGGCACCGAGTAATGTCAATAATGCTGCAAGAGAATTAATGGGACATATGCGAGATATGTACGAACAACTCGGAGATGGATACTTTGAATATGGAGATGGCGATGGTACGTACACAATTGCACGTGTTGATGCCGATTCATTAACCGTTGCATCAGCTTCTGATTTATCTGCAATTTACTTTGCAGGTAGAAAGATCAGAGTAACTGATGGAGGTGCTAATGTAGTCGAAGGGACAATTGCGTCTACTTCACACGGATCAAGTTTACAAACTATCAATATGACAGGTATTACTTTGGCTTCTGGTACTCCTACAAAAGTTGAAATTGGTATAGATACTGCTGCGTTTGGTGGGAAACTAATCTTTGATGATGACGGTGATACATATATGGAAGCACCGACTGACGATACATTAGACATTTATGTAGCAGGTGCAAAAGACTTTGTAATCACAGCGAATACATTTACTGCTGAATCTGGTAGTACGATTGCTGCACAAGCATTAACAGCTACAACTGTAACTGCTAGTGGTATTATAAAAACAGACGACACAACTGCTGCAACAAGCACAACAGATGGATCACTACAAACCGATGGTGGCTTATCAGTAGTTTTAGATGCAGTTATTGGTGATGATTTATATATGAAAAGTGATGCTGCTGTTATACACTTTGGTGCAGACAGTGAAATTACTTTAACACACAATGCCGATGCTGGTCTTACTTTAGGTGGTACTACACCTACGTTAACCATGGGTGATGGTGGAGCAGAAGATACTAAAATAATATTTGATGGCAACGCACAAAATTTTCACATAGGACTTGATGATACAACTGATGATTTAGTGATTGGTTTAGGTAATACTCTTGGTACTTATCCTGCTATAACTATAGATGAAAATACAAATGTTACGATTCCTGATAGTTCATTGACTGTTATAGGTTCAGGAAACTATGCTTTACTAACTTTAAAAACAACAGACGATGATACGGCTGAAGGACCATTTTTAAATTTTGTTAGAGATCCATCTGGTGTTGCAAATGGTGATTTAGATGGAACTATTAAATTTACTGCTGATAATAATGCTGGAGAAGCAATTGTATATAATGAATTACAATCGTCTTTAGGTAATGTAGCAGATGGTTCTGAAGGTGGTCGTATAACTCTTTATCAAATGATTGCTGGTACAGCAAGAAATATCATGGACATAAGTCAAGGTAATGTAATTTTTAACCAAGACAGTATTGATGGAGACTTCCGAGTAGAATCTGATGGTTTAACTCATGCACTATTTGTTGATGCTGGTAATAATAGAATAGGCATTGGAGAAGACGCTCCAGATGCAGTAAGATTACATGTAAAACACGATATTCATAACACATTCGCTACAAAATTTGAACATACAGGAGATGTTTCTAGTGTTGCTCCATACGGTATTCAAGTATTTTATTCTGGTGGTGCACCTGATAGTGGAACTGCTAATGCATGTATTGAATTTGCTGATACAGGAGCAACGAGATTTATCGTATATGGAGATGGTGACTGCTATAACCATGACGGTGCTTTCAATGCGATATCTGATGAAAGAATTAAACAAGATATAACTGATGCTAATTCTCAATGGGATGATATTAAAGCATTAAGAATTAGAAACTTTAGAAAAAAAGATGATATACGAGCTTATGGTGATGACGCAAAAACTCAAATTGGTGTGATTGCTCAAGAGGCACTACTAGTCAGTCCAAAACTAGTAACAGAAGTTAAACCGACACCTGCTGATGTACAATCGTCTTCAGAATTTGGAACTCTCTATGAAGATGGAGATACTATACCAGATGATAAAGAAATAGGAGATGTTAAAGAAGTTAAAGATCACGTTAAAGGTTTTAAATATTCTATATTACATATGAAAGCTGTTAAAGCTTTACAAGAAGCTATGACTCGTATAGAAACTTTAGAAACTAAAGTAACTGCATTGGAGGGTTAATATGTTTACATTAAATCAAAAAGAATATGATGAAACTACTCTATCTAACAAAGGTAAAAGTATTTATCAAAAGCTAATGAGAGTTGGAGAACAGAAATCTGACTTAGATATATTAGCTAATTTTTGGACTGCTCAATTACAGGCTGAACTTCCTAAAGAGGAATCTAAAGAAGAACCTAAAGAGGAATCTAAAGAGGAACCAAAGGAAGTAAAAGCCAATGGAACAGCAGAATAAAGAAGCAATTATCCGTATCGAGGGTAAGCTAGAGCTTATGGACAATAAGCTTACTACCCTCAAGGATAATCACCTCGCCCATATCGAGAGAGATATGCGTCAGCTAAGAGGATTAGTATGGTTTATTGGCACAACTGTTTTTGTACAAATGCTAGTCTTAATAATTCGTACCCTTATGTAGTATTGCAC